TGCGAGAGAACTGGTAGACTTCTTTACCTTTGAAGTGCCAGGCGCAAGGTTCATGCCGACTTACAAGAATCGTGTATGGGATGGAAAGATTCGTTTGTACAATCAAATGTCAGGCGAAATTTATTTTGGTCTTATACCATATGTTGAAGAGTTTGCAAAACGTAACGATATAAGTATTGAATATAAAGAAGGAGTCAAAAATGAGGGAGAATATGGAACTAGCGTCTTGGGTGGATTTGTTAGAAGAGTGTCACCTAAGTCCAAGGGAAAGAATTTACAACTTCGTGATTACCAGATGGCCGCATTTACTCATGCAGTCAGAAACAATAGGAGCCTTCTTCTTAGTCCTACTGCTAGTGGTAAGTCGTTAATAATTTATTTACTTGCGAGGTGGTATGAGTCTAACAGAGTCCTTATACTTGTTCCTACAACATCTCTTGTGGAACAGATGTACTCCGATTTTATTGATTATGGATATCTGGAAGCAAAGATGCAAAAGATATACCAAGGTCATTCTAGAGAGATTACAAAAGAAGTAACTATATCTACATGGCAATCTTTATATAAGATGCCTAGAAAATACTTTGAACAATTTGGATGTATTCTTGGAGATGAGGTACATTTATTCAAAGCTAAATCACTTACAAATATTATGAATAAAATGCACCAGACCCAGTATCGTCATGGGTTTACTGGAACACTTGATGGTATGCAAACACATAGATTAGTATTAGAGGGTTTATTTGGTTCTGTCAATAGGGTAACATCAACAAAAGAATTAATGGATAAGAAAACGCTTGCAAAATTAAATATTAAGTGTATAGTATTACAATATCCAGATGCAGATAAGAAATACATGAAGGATATGAACTATCAAGATGAGGTAGATTTATTAGTTCGTGATGAAAGAAGAAATAAGTTTATTGTAGACTTGACAACACATTTAAAAGGTAATACATTAGTATTATTCCAGTTTGTAGAAAAACATGGAGCTGTTCTGTATGATATGATGAAAGACCTAGATAGAAAGGTGTTTTATGTATGGGGTGGAACTGATACACAAACAAGAGAAGATATTCGTGAAATTACAGAAAAAGAAAAAGATGCAATTATTGTCGCATCATATGGTACGTTTTCTACTGGTATTAATATTAGGAACTTGCATAATGTCGTGTTCTCCTCACCCTCTAAAAGTAGGATTAGGGTCTTGCAATCTATCGGAAGGGGATTGCGAACAAATCAAAATAAGTCTGGAGCTACCCTTTTAGATATTGCAGATGACTTAACTTGGAAATCAAGACAGAACTTTACACTTCGTCATTTCATGGAACGAATAAATATCTATAATGAAGAAGAGTTTGATTATGAAATCAAAAATCTACCTATAGAAAGTTAAAACATGGATACTAAAATTTTAAAACTTACAAACGGAGATGAGATTATTACAACTTTAAGTGCAAAGAATGATAACACCGTTGTCACTGCACATAATCCACTAAAGATTAATAGTTACCCTAGAATGACTAAAGGTGGGGTTGAAGAATCTATGGCCTTGTCTCGTTGGGTATCCTATGGTGAAAATGATAGTTGTGAAATTATTAAAAATAATATAGTCGCAGTAACAACTGCATCTGTAGGTATAGGTAAGTTTTATGATTATTGTGTTCTACGAATGAAACAAGGTAGAAGTGCCCAACTCGCAAGTCAAGAGCCTACTGATGAACAATTACAACGTATTGAAGATGAATTGAATGAAGACCTATTTGATGAATATGAAGATGATGAACCTAAAACAATACATTAAAGCATTACTTTCAAACCCTACATAGAGAATATACCAGTTTGTCAAGTCAGAGTCAAGTCAAAAATGAAAAAATATTGACTTGACTTTGGTTTAAGTTTCTGGTATTGTATGTATAACTTTAACAAGGATATGGAGTCGTGACGAAAACAAAAGCTAAAAAACCACATTATGTAAACAACAAAGAGTTTTTACAGGCGATGATAGAATGGAATGACCGTTGTAAGATTGCAAAAGATAGGGGTGAATCAAATCCACCTATTACCAATTATATTGGTGAATGTTTTCTGAAGATTGCAAATCATTTATCCTATCGTCCTAACTTTATTAATTATACCTATCGTGAGGAAATGATTAGTGATGGTATTGAGAATTGTCTACAGTATGTACATAATTTTAATCCAGAAAAATCAGATAATCCATTTGCATATTTTACACAAATAATATATTATGCATTTCTTAGGCGAATACAGAAAGAGAAAAAACAATCTCATGTGAAAAACAAAATTATAGAAAATATGAATGTTGATATGTTCTTAGTACAAGAACAAGAGGGAACTGTAACTAATAATCCATATACAGATTATCTACAGAAAAACTATCTTCCAGATGAAGATGTTTACAAACCTAAAAAGAAAAAAGACAAACCAAAAGGATTAGAATTATTTTATAATGAAGATAGCACTGATAACTGATACACACTTTGGTGCGAGAAATGATAGCCTACCTTTCAATGAATACTTTTACAAATTCTGGGAAGAGATATTTTTTCCATTAATTGATAAAAGAGGAATTGACACTATCATTCATTTAGGTGATACTATGGACAGACGTAAGTTTGTTTCATATAAGATTGCAAATGATTTTCGCACACGATTCATTCAACCAATTGTAGATAGAAATATTGATACCCATATTCTTATTGGTAATCATGATACTTACTACAAGAATACAAATGAGGTAAACTCACTTGCAGAGCTTGTTGGTGACAAGTATGACAATATTAAATTTTATGAAGAGAACTGTACAGTAAACTTTGGTAATACACCAATATTTTTCTGTCCTTGGATTAACTCTGAAAACTATGGTTCAACCATGAAAGGTATTAAGAATTCTAGTGCAGATATTTGTATGGGTCATTTAGAGATAAATGGTTTTGAAATGCACAAAGGACACTTTTCTGAAAACGGTTATCCTAGAGAAATATTTAAAAAGTTTGATACTGTATTCTCTGGACATTTTCATAAGAAGTCTGATGATGGTCAAATATATTATCTTGGTAATACTTATCAAATGACATGGAGTGATGATAATTGTCCAAAAGGTTTTCACATCTTTGATACAATAGATAAAAGCCTAGAAAGAATTATAAATCCCTTCACAATATTTGAAAAAATATATTATGATGATACTAATACAGATTATAATAAGGTAGATGTGTCACAATATAAAGATAAGTTCATAAAACTTGTAGTTGTGAATAAGAAAGACTTGTATCAGTTTGATAGATTTACTGATAGGTTGTTACAAGAACAAACTCATGAAGTAAAGATTGTTGAGGACTTTTCTGATTTAGATGCAACTAATGTGTCTGATGATATTGCAGAAAATACTCAAGATACAACCACACTCTTAGATAAGTACATTGAAGAACTTGATGTTGACTTGGATAAGAAACGATTGAAAAATACTATGAAGGCACTATACTTAGAGGCCTGTGACTTGGAGTTATAAGTTTGGTTATATTTAATACTGTAAGGTGGAAGAACTTCCTATCTACTGGAAATTCATTTACCGAAATTCAACTTGACCAGAATCCATCAACACTTGTAGTGGGTGAGAATGGTGCTGGTAAATCAACAATACTTGATGCACTGTGTTTTGTTTTATTTAATAAACCATTTAGACAAATTAGTAAATCTCAACTACTCAACTCTATCAATCAAAGAGAAGCTGAAGTAGAAGTAGAATTTACTACACAGAATAAAAAAGTAAAGATTATTCGTGGTATCAAACCAAACAAGTTTGAAATCTATGTTGATGATGTGATGATTAATCAAAATGCAAATGCAAAAGATTATCAGAAACATCTAGAACAACAAATCCTTAAATTTAATTATCGTTCATTTACACAAGTGGTTATTCTTGGTAGTTCTACTTTTGTACCATTTATGCAACTTAATTCAAAAGCTCGTAGAGAAGTTGTAGAGGATATTCTAGATATCAAAATATTCTCTCTAATGAACCTTGTTCTGAAAACAAAAGTAAGAGAGATAAATACGAATATTACAGATAGTAATTACGCTACTGACCTTACTAAAAGTAAGATAGAGATACAAGAGAAGTACATTGAAGATTCTAAAAACAATAGGGATACTATTCTTTCTGAAAAGACAAATCTTATATCAGCTAATGAAGAAGAAATCTTTGCAAACAAAAAGAAAGAAACAGAGTTACAACAATCCACCGACACCTTTTTGGAGGCGATGAAAGGTGAAGATGTTGTCACTACAAAAAGAGATAAACTAAAAGATATTCAGTTTTCTCTAAAAGATAAACACAATCGTAATTCTGAATTAATAAAGTTTTTTGAGGAGAATGATGATTGTCCTACTTGTGAACAACATATTGATGAAGAGTTTAAATGTAAATCTATAGATGAAAAACTTCTAGAAGTTAGAGAACTTGAAACTGGATTACATAAACTATCAGATGAAATGAACAAAGTCAACAAAAAAGTTAAAGACTTTAGAAACCTTGCATCTGCAATTCAGAAGAATCAAGTCGAGATTGGAAAGTATCGTAGTACAATTACTCAACTAGAAAAGTTTAACTCAACTCTGGAAGCTGAAATCAAACAAATTAAAGATAAAGAAATTGCAGAAGAGGATGTAAAAAAGCTTGACAAACTACAAGAAAAGTTGTATAGTTTAGATTCAAGCTCAAAAAAGTTGAAAGAAGAATTATTCTATTATGATGTTGCAAGAAATCTTTTACAAGACACTGGTATCAAAACTAAGATTGTAAAACAATATCTTCCTATTATGAATAAGTTGATTAATACTTATCTATCATCTATGGATTTCTTTGTTAACTTTAATATTGATGAGAATTTTAACGAGACTATCAAATCAAGATTTCGTGATGATTTTACATATGCAAATTTTTCTGAAGGTGAAAAGATGCGAATAGACCTTGCATTACTTTTTACTTGGAGAGCTATCGCAAAGATGAAAAACTCTACGAATACTAATCTGTTAATCTTAGATGAAATATTTGATAGTTCATTAGATACAGATGGAACTGATGCGTTCCTAAAAATCTTGGGTACATTTGATAAAGAAAATGTATTTGTCATATCTCACAAACAAGATATGTTGTTTGATAAATTCAGACATACAATTAAATTTGAGAAGAGTAGAAACTTTAGTAAGGTGGTATAATGAAACAGAGTGAAAGATTTTATGAATTATTAGAAGACATGAAAAGAACTCATGATGCAAAACGTCATGACTATGCAAGTACAGAAGATGTATTCGCAAACTTTAGACATTGTGAAATTGCTGGTATTCCAGCATGGAAAGGTGTTGCAGTTCGTATCAGTGATAAGTTTAGTCGTATCATGGGATTTGCAAGAAAAGAAAGATTAGAAGTAAAAGACGAAAGTATTAAAGATACTCTAGTTGATATGGCTAACTATGCTCTTATTGCATTGATTCTTTATGAGGAAGACAATGGGAAAAAGAAGTGATTTTGAACGAATACCCAGAGATTTTTATCCAACACCATACAGTGCAGTAGAACCTTTACTACCACATTTACCAGAGAGTTTTACGTTTGCAGAACCTTGTGCTGGTGATGGTAGGTTAATAAATCACTTGACAAAAAATGGTGGTGATGTAAGATATGCATTTGACATAGAACCACAGAGTGAATGGGTCAAAGAGGCTGACGCATTATCTCATGGATATACACAGTGTGATTATATAATTACAAACCCACCTTGGAATCGTAAGATATTACACCCCATGATTGAACATTTTGTAGACTTCAAACCAACATGGTTATTATTTGATGCAGATTGGATGCATACAAAACAATCAATACCCTACACAAAATACCTTAGTAAAATCGTAAGTATCGGTAGAGTTAAATGGATAGAAGGTAGTTCTAGTGTTGGAAAAGACAATTGTTGCTGGTATCTATTTGAAAGACAAGCTCATTATCCTATACAATTTTTTGGAAAAAAGTGAAAAAAAGACTTGACTTTGTTCTCATAACATAGTAATATATAAGTATAGTTAATGAGAAAGTGAGTCGCAAATGGAAGAAATTTCAAAATTACAAAAGGAATATCTATTCTTTTATAATATGTTAAAAGGATTAGAGAAGAAGAAAAAGAAGACGCCTGGCAATGGTTTTGCAATGATGAAGTGCAAAGAAAAACTTGCAGAGTTAGATAAAATCTTTGATGATATTGACTATGCAGCTCAAATAACTTACGATTAATTGAAAAAAGTGCTTGACTCTGTTCTGAGAACATGGTATAGTATATACATAATGAGAGATGAGGTTTGAAAATGTTGTGACGATATTCTAAGGACGAAAACAGTGCGAGTAGGTTCTCCCCATATGAATTGAAAGCTATGTCCACACAAGGGAATATGGGGGCACATTAGCTAAAAGCCCTGACTAATGTGACTGTCACTGATGCGACCAGACTAAAAGCCAGGCATTTTTTAAAAAAGACTTGACTTTGTTATGAAAACATGGTACATTATAAGAGAATTAAGAATCAGTCATAAAGGAGAGAAAATATGGCACATATGGTAGAAACAATGGCTTACGCTGGTGAGTTGCCTTGGCATGGTCTTGGAGTGAAGGTCATTGACGATTTGTCACCAGAACAAATGATGCAAAAAGCAGGAGTTGATTGGTCTGTTGAAAAACAAGACTTGGTTACTTCTGGTGGTTCAACTGTAAAATCCAAACAAGCACTTGTACGGTCATCTGACGGTTCAGTTCTTGATGTAGTTGGTAAAGGTTGGAATCCAGTTCAGAACGCTGATGCCTTCAATTTCTTTGAAGAGTATGTTCGTGCTGGTGAAATGCAGATGCACACTGCTGGTTCACTGAATGATGGTAAGATGGTCTGGGCTCTTGCAAAGACTAACGAATCATTTGAACTTTTTAATGGTGATGTAACAGAGAATTACTTTCTGTTCTCTAATCCACATGAGTTTGGAAAAGCGATTGATATTCGTATGACACCAATTCGTGTAGTTTGCAATAACACATTGACACTATCTCTTAATCAAGATAGTAATGCAATGTTAAAAGTCAATCACAGAAAAGAGTTTGACGTTGCAGAAGTTAAAGAACAAATGGGTATTGCAAAAGAAAAAATGGAACAGTACAAGTCAATGGCTGAGTTCCTTGGTTCAAAACGATACACTTCTGAGAATATCGTTCAGTACTTCAATGAAGTATTCGGTTCGCCTGCAAAGGAAAAAGTAGACGGTGTAACACCATTTACCTCTAACAATGCAAAAAATGCTATGGAGTATTTGGATACACAGCCTGGTGCAAACTTTGCTCAAGGTTCATTTTGGAACGCTTTTAATACTGTCACTTTCATGACAGACCATATTCAAGGTCGTTCTAATGATGGTCGAATGACTAGTTCATGGTACGGTAGAAACCGTAGGGTCAAGTTAAAAGCACTTGACAAGGCACTTGAGTACGCTGAAGTTGCCTAAAAAAAGTTTTGTGTGGGGGTTGATTTTTGAAAATTAATCCCCATATAAATAGTAGTGATAATGTTCAGTACAAGGCCTTTGTAGACCTTTATTGGTACATCATTGGTAAGACAATGCAGAATTTATCGGTGAGGCCCACCGACATTATCATTATGCATATGCCATTATGGGTATGCAAATATTAATCTTGCTTAATAAGGAGATATGAAATGACAAATCTAAGCAATTTAAGAAACGCTCTTCAAGCGTTTGATTACAATACATTCACACCATATGCTGTGGGATTCGATAGACAATTTGATAGATTGTTTGACTACGCATCACATCAAATGGAGTCAAGTGGATACCCACCTTATAACATTCAAAAGACAGAGGATTTCAAATTTGAAATTGAAATGGCTCTTGCTGGTTTCGATAAAAAAGATATCGAAATTGAAGTTGCAGATGGAGCTCTTACAGTAAAATCTGTTAAGGATAAGGATGCTGGTGCGACTGATGAGTATACTCTTTATAAAGGTATTTCTCAAAGAAACTTCACTAGGAAGTTTACACTTGCAGATGATATCGTTGTAAATGGTGCAAAACTTGAAAATGGTATGTTGACTATTCTACTTGAAAGAATCATACCAGAAGAGAAAAAACCAAAAATGATTACTATTAAATAGTAAAAAAAATTAAGGGGAGACTTGACATCTCCCCTTTCTTATGTTATAGTGTCTATATTATTATGGAGTTAATGTGAAAATATTTAAAAAACAAACCGAGCCTGTCGTTACAGAAAATTTAATTGATTACAAATATTCTGAAGATAGGATTCTAAAAGAACTTGCTGAGTATGTTAATACAACATATAATCAGCATTATTCCCAAAACAAATTCCAAGCAACTGAATTTATTCTTGACTCTGGTCATGGTAAAGGATTTTGTATTGGCAACTGTATGAAATATCTACAACGCTACGGTAAAAAAGGTAGTAGAGAAGATGCAAGAAAAGACTTGCTTAAAGTAATACACTATGGTATAATCGCATTACATAATCACGATAAGGAGAAAATCTAATATGAAACTTAGTAATGATACAAGAGATGTGTTGAAGAATTATTCGACAATCAATGCAAATCTCTTAGTGAGCTCTGGTAATCAGATTGCAACTATGTCACAAATGAAAAATATTGTGTCACTTGCAACCCTACCAGACACTTTTGAAAATGAATTCGCAATCTATGATTTGAATGAATTCTTATCTGCAATGTCACTATTTGATGACCCAGATTTAACATTTGGTGATAGTAGTGTAAATATATCACAAGGTGGTCAATCACTTAACTATTTTTATAGTGACCCAACTGTAGTGACTACACCAAAATCTGATATTGGTATGCCTGAACCAGATGCAACATTTATTTTTAAACAGAGTGTGTTTAATCAAATATTGAAAGCCTCTTCAGTTCTTGGTGTTCCAGATATGGTTCTGGATGTAAATGAAAATGGTAAAATGAACCTTAGAGTTTCCGATAGGAAAAATGATACTTCAAACAGTTTTAGTGTTGAGGTTGGAGAAGATTTGCCTGGCGCAACTAATCAAAAATTCTATTTCAAAGTAGAAAACCTAAAGTTACTATCTGGTGACTATGAGGTGAAGGTATCGTCAAAAGGTATTTCAAACTTCAAGAATCTTAACAAGGATATTGAATACTTTATCGCACTAGAAGCTGCTTGAGGAAAAACTTTATGAATGAAATATTATGGGTAGAGAAGTATCGTCCACAGACTATCACGGATGCAATACTT